ACGCGGCTTGGTGCCGGTAAGGCGTACCGATCCAGCCGCGCGCCGCCACCACGATCCGGTCGCGTTGCGCGCTCATCGCCTGCGGCTCCCGCCATCGCGACGCGGTGACTTGGTGGGATCGGTGATCGTCCAGTCATCACCGGGGATATCCGGAAACCCCTGAAAGTTCGCCAGATTGAAGAACTTGAACTGACAGGTGGCGTGCCGCTTGTCGCAACCAGCCTCAATCCGCAGCATGTCACCCGAGGCCACGCGCGCGCCCAGAGGGTGCCACAGCTCGATCATGCGTCCCGCGCCGTCTCTCCGGTCGCGCTTGATCAGACCAACCAGCCCAGAGGCCGCGCCGCTTTGCACGCGGATGACGCCATGGCGAAACCAGTCAGCGGCAAAGCCGCCCATCTCGGCAAAGCGAAAGACGCGGTTGTCTTCGACCTCCTCGGTGGGGCGCTCGGACACATAGCCCGGCGTTTCGAGATCGAAGGCACAGTCGCGATCGCCAAGAATCGCGCTGCATTGCGTCTGAAAGACCCGGCCAAGCGGCACGTTGAGCGCATCGGTCAAGCCGCGCAGCTCGGCCTCGAACGCGCCGCCCGCACGGCGCAACTCGCCTATCGTGCCGCGAAAGAGCAGCCTGCGCGCACTCACGTCCTGCCAGTTCAACAGCCATGCGCGCAGTTCCGCCCCGTCATAGCGGCCGGCCTCGATGTCCTCCTCGCGGATCGCGGCATCGCACAGCGCGCCAATGGCTTCGGTGTTGTCCACGGACAGACCCGTGCTTTGTTGCAGCGCAAGCGCTGTCAGACCGGTATCGGGGCGAAACTCGACACCGTTGAACTGCAAAGCGCGATCATGATCGGTGAAGCCCATCACCACGCCGTCGCGCCGTGTCAGTGCCCAGGCCCGGCAGGTGGTCGTCACACCCGTCTCCAGATGGTCCAGCAGCACACTCATATCCGGATCTCCACGACCGGCACATTGGGCACTTCGCCGGCCTGAAAGCTGGCAAGGCTGGTCTGGATGCGGTCCGTATCAAAGCGCACCGGCACGTCGAACTCGTATCCAGCGGTGATCATCACGCCCTGATTGGGCGGCTCGGTGAAGGTGACGATTCCATTGGTCTCGTCCACATCGTAATCAAAGCCCTCGACCATCTCGACATTGCCCTGGCCGATACGCACGCTACCGCTGACAGGTTTCATGACAGGACGCACGGCCACCTGATCACCCGAGCGATAGGTCTTGATCAACTGGAAGGCCCGCGTCGCGTCATCCCCCGTGGCGATGTCCTGATCGCGGTAATCCGGTTCAGCCTTGGCACCGCCCGACTTAAAGTCGGTCCAGTCCTTCCAGCGAAAGCCGAAAAGCTGCCCGCGCCGCGCCTCAAAGAACGCGATCAGCGCCTCAATATCATCAAGACTCCGCAGAGCCACACCCGCATCATAGCGCCGCCGCGCTTGCGCCCACGGCGTGTTGCGCTCCTCGAACCCGTTGGCGAGCGTGACGATATCGGTCAATCGCTCCGGCCCGCCGAACGCGCCGAAACTCAAGTTCGTCGGAAATCTGACCTCGTGGAATCCCATGTCCCGCGCTCCTTTCAGCGATTGCGCCCGCCGCGTCCGATGACGCGGCCGAGCTGTGCGGCGATCTGCCCCTGGCTGCGGCGAAAGCCTTCGACGTCCGGCGTCTGGATATTCATCACGACGCTGACACCGCCGCCGCCCTGCGAGCGCACACCGAGCCGCCCGTCCGGGCCACGGCTGAGCGGCATGATCGCCTCGGGCCCCGCCTCGCCCATCAGGCCGGTGCCACCGCGCATGGGGAAACTGACCGGCCCGTTGACGACCCCGCCATTGGCAAAGGGCTGCACGCGGCCCTGCGAGAAGGACGCGCCCTTGGCAAAGGGAAACAACCCCTGCACAAGGCCGCCGACGCCCTGCGAGATCAGCCCGCCAAGCTGATCGGTGACCGGTCGCGTGGCGTCGTTGAATGCCGAGTTGACCATGATCGTCGCCATCCGCCGCAAGCTGTCCGAAAGGCTGTCACCCTCGACCACCGCGCCGCGCAGTGCGGATCGCAAGCCACGGCTCAGCCCGCGCTCAAGGTTGCGCACGTCCTGCCCTGCCGTGGCGAAGCCTCCGCGCACCCGGCCCAGTTCCGCGTTGAAGGCCGCGGCCATGCCCGTCGCCTGCCCCATGGCGTCATCCAGCGCCTCGATCTGCGCTTCAAGCTCGTCGGCGCGCCCCAGTTCATCCATCTCTCATGCCTCCTTGGGTGTCGGGAAAGGCCTGAAGCAGCGCCTCCAGCCCGTCGCGCGCCATCGGGCGCAGGCCGCCGCGATCGCCAAGCATCAGGCGCAGTTCCACCGGCGTCAGCGCCCAGAACTCCGATGGCTTCAGGCGCAGGCCCTGCAGTCCGGCGCGCATCAGCGCGGGCCAGTCAAAGCGGTCGTTCATTTGTCATCCTCCGGTAGGGAAAAGGCGCGCGCCAGCACTTCAGCGGCGGCGCGCGCGGCAGCCACCGGCCCGCCCTCGATCTCGGCGCTCAAGAGGTCTGTCGCGTTCCCACGCCAACCGCCACCGCGCAAACCGGCGACGATCAGCGCCAGCACGTCACGGGTGGAAAACGCCCCCTCCTCGAAGCGCTTCACCAGATCGACGAGCGATCCCTGCGCCAGTGTCGCTTCCAGCTCGGCCAGTGCCCCGAGGGTCAGCCGCATCAAGTGCCGCTCGCCATCGATCACCAGCGCCACCTCGCCTGCGTATGGATTGGCCATCACGGTCACAGCACCGTAAAGATCAGTCGCCCGGCCGAAGCCAGCGACAGCTCATACGTCGCCTCGCCGTCATGCGTGCCGCCATATTCGATCGCGCTCACCTGGAACGGCCCCTCGATGGTGCCGAAATCGGGAATGATCACCTGAAAATCCGGCATTTCTCCGTCAAAGAAGATCTGCCGCGCCCGCGCATCGCTGGCGGCATCGCGGAAGATGCCCGAGCCGCTGATATTGGCGGATTTGACACCCGCGCCGGCCAGCAGTTCGCGCCAGCCACCGGCGGAATCCAAGCTTGTGACATCCACGCTTTCGGCGTTGAAGCTCACGCGCGTGGCGCGTAGCCCCGCCACCGTCTGAAAATTTCCGCTGCCGTCGAGATCAATCTTGATCAGCAGGTCCTTGCCGTTCTGTACTGTCATCGTCTTGCTCCTTGATGTCGGGGTTAGGCGGCGGCATCGACGCGCGCACGAAAGATCAGGTCGATCCGGCGACGGCTGCCGCCGGTTTCACGCTGCGCCCGGGCACACCAGAACTGCACGCCCACGAGAGTGCCTTCGTCGAAGCTCATC